CCTTACACGTATTTATTATAATGAGTTTCCACCAGAATCAAATTTAGAAATTGAAGCAGCACATGGATTTAAAGAACTATACCTTGAAGGAGATACCTATGGTCAAATTACCATAGATTCCTGTGTATATGATCATGGGATTAAGCCTCCTACGGCAATTTCTTTAGACGTAGAAGGCAGCGAAGGACGTGTTTTAAGGGGCGCAGAAGGCGTTTTAAAGGAGTTTAAGCCTAAGATCTGGTTATCTGGTCATCCAGAATTTATGATGCAACAATGGAATGAATACTTATATGATTTAAGATTTTGGTTGTGGGGGCTTGGATATAAAGAAACCTTGCTTGACTATCAGCATGAGGTACACTTATTTTATGAGCGATCTTAAAGCATATCTTTATTCAGTTAAGCAAGAAGACTGTGCTGCTGATAAATGGGATTACGGTCTATTAAAACAATTTTTTAATAAAAATAATATTAAACCAGATAGGGTAACAACTTTGCCTAAAACAGATAGAGCCTTTGTTGTGATTCCTGGACCTCAAAATGTAGATTACGAAGATCAAATATCTGAAGAGTTAAATAAGATAGGTAGGGTGGTTTTACTTATTACTGGAGATGAAAGCGCCACTTTTAAGGTTGATAAGATAGAGCATAATAATATTGATATTTGGATTCAATACCCGCACAGAAAACATTCACAATATAATAAATTAGCATTAGGTGTTCCTCAACATTTATCAAATAATTTACCAGAGTATCAAGATAAATCGTATGATGTATTTTTTTCAGGACAGATAACTCATCAAAGAAGGCAAGAACTTGCAACCGTTATGCCTGAGATACCAAACTCTTTTTATAATCCAACTACTGGTTTTGCAGAAGGATTAAAGCCAAAACAATACTATGACAAAATGTTTTTATCAAAGATTGTTCCTTGCCCTAGCGGAGCAATGGTTGTTGATTCATTTAGATTCTATGAAGCAATTGAAATGCTTTGCTTGCCCATAGGAGATAAGTTGGACCCAAGAATGCAAAACACAGACTTTTTTAATTTTTTATTTGATGGCAATCACTCAATAAAAACTTTTGAAAATTGGCAACAGTTTCCCGAAATGCTACCTGAATTATTAAATAATTGCACATCCGATATGCATCAAGTTGTTTGTTGGTGGATTAAATATAAAAGAGATCTTTTTATTGAGTTAATGAGGCAAGTAAATGCATAAAAGAGATATAACAATTGTCATGGCTACCTCCATAATTCCAGATCACCCAAGCACAAAGATGATAGAGCAAACAATTAGCGATATTCGTGTGCACTTTCCAGACAACGAAATTATTATGCAAATAGATGGTCTCAGGGAGGAGCAACAAAACCGTAAAAAAGATTACGATGAATATAAAAATCGTATTTTATGGAAATGCTTGCATGAGGATAACAACATATTGCCTTTTATATTTAAAGAGCATAGCCATCAAACTAACATGATGCGTCAAACAATTAATGAAATTAAAACACCGCTATTGCTTTACATTGAAGGAGATGCCCCATTGACCCCAGATGTGGCAATAGACTGGGATAAATGCTTGGATATGTTTGAGTATAATAAAGCAAATACCATTCGTTTTCATTTTGAATCAAAAATACCAAAAGAGCATGAACACCTTATGTTTGGTTTAGAAGATGGATTTATGAAAACTATGCAATGGAGTCAGAGACCACACCTAAGTAGAAAAAAATATTATAAAGATATTGTTCTTCCAAGATGCAAGGATAAATTTTTTATAGAAGATACATTTCATGGGGCAATTCAAGATGATATTGCTCCATACGATGTATTTAGTCAAGAGGGCTGGGAAATACACAAACTTTGGATCTATCATCCTGAAGGTAGTATTAAACGTTCTTATCATTTAGATGGTCGTCAGGGTACCCGCAAATTTACAGTAGATGATGAAACTTGGGGATATAAAGAATGAGATTAGGAATTATTGCACGGTCTGATAATACTGGTCTTGGTAATCAAACTAGAGAATTAGTAAATATGCTTAATCCAGATAAAATTCTTTTAATTGATTCAACACCCTTTAATAAAAATATACAACATCCAGATTGGTACGAAAATTATAGTTGTATTAAGAGCAGTGGGTTTCCATCATTACAACATATAAAATTATTTTTAAAAGATATAGATGTTGTGTTAAGTTGTGAAACATTTTATGACCAAAACTTTATAAGGTATGCAAATAAGTATAATGTTAAAACGATTCTTCAATATAATTACGAATTATTTGGACATTTATCAAACCCCAACCTACCACTTCCAACAGTACTTTTATCTCCAAGTATATGGCAAATTGAACACATTAAAAAAATGTTTGGTGGTAAAACAAAGGTTATTCATCTTCCACCACCAACAAATGAAAAATTATTTAGTAAGATAAAAGAAAACAATTTATCTAAATCACATAATAGAATATTGCATATTGCTGGTAAAAAAGCAGCAAAAGATAGAAATGGTACTGAAACTGTTATTGATATGCTTAAGCACTCTAAGGCAGATTATGAGTTAGTAATTAGAAGCCAAAGCGAAATAGAAACAAACATTAAAGATTCTAGGCTTAAAGTTGAAATTGGTAATCCAGACAATAGGGAAAGCATGTATGATGGATTTGATGCTATGGTACTTCCTAGACGTTATGCTGGTCTTTGTTTACCTATGAATGAGGCTCTTATGAGTGCCCTGCCAGTTTTTATGACAGATATATCCCCAAATAATTTTATTTTACCTTTAGAGTGGTTAGTAAAAAGTGATTCAATAGGAACAATTAGAACTAAAATTAGACTTGAATTGTTTGAGGCGGATCCAAAGGCTTTGGCAAAAACAATTGATGACTATATTGATATTAAAAATAAAACACCATACAAAGAACAAGCGTATAACATTGGAATCAATAATTTTTCTCCAAGTATTTTAAAAAATAAATACCTAGAACTTATTTCTCAAATTTAGTTTTTTGTTTAAACTGAACCTTAAGTATGTTATTCCAAATAATATTAAAAGAACTATCTGCGCTAGACAAATATGTATGATTATCTATGTTTAAATTATAAGATTTAAAAACTAGTGGACCGCTAGTATAAACCTTAACATCCTGCATTTCTGATCCACCTACCTTAAATATATTTCCATACATGGATCTCCATAAAAACTGGTCATTTTTATCTAATACTTCTTGTAATTTTTGCTTTTCCATAACCATAGGTACGTGTAGTTCATAGTCTAATGGATCATCAATTCCAATGGCTTTTAATCTTTTATATGTGGCATTAAGTTTTCTAGTATAGTTAGAATTACCATTTAGTTTTTGATATAAGTTTATTTTATTTAATAGATACCCGCCATGAAAAGTGCCTATATTATTTATTTTTTTAATAATATAGAAGTCATCATTCATTAAAACAAATTTATTAGATATTTGTGGTGAAGAGCAAATCATTTTTAAATTTTCTACAGCATTTTTATATTTAGTATGTATCTGATGCACTTCAATATAGTTTCCTACGTACCAGTCAGGCTTACCACCAACAACCCATATATTTGAGTCTGGAAAACTTTCAACGACAGATCTAATAGAATACTTTAATTCTTCGTTAACGCCTTCTTTGCAAATATATACAAAGTCCATATTCTCCCCATTATAAAAAAATAAAGAGGGCAAGTTTTAAATTTGCCCCCTCTATCAAAACAAACTACTTCTTTTTAGCAGCAGCCTTCTTTTTTGCTGGAGCCTTCTTAGCAGGTACAATCTTGCTAAGTGCATCTGAAACAGCGCCAGTGTCTGGCAGTACGCCAAACGCCTTATCATTGGGATTAAGCGCTCTCAATGCAACGGGCGCTAGAGCAGCAACTAGTGCAGCCCATAGATCTTTTGGATCTGTTACGCCAGCCATATATAATGCAATTCCCGCACCAAGAACGGATCGTCCATATGATGCTAGCATTGCCTTTGTTTTATCGTTTAGTAAGTTATTCATTATTCCTCCTAGGATATAATTTGTGTTAGTGTTGTAAAGCCAATCCATAAACCAATTATTCCTGCGACTCCCGCAAAAACTGGTGGTGCTGGTACTGGCAATTTGAATGCTGCGAACACGACACCGCATCCAAAACCTGTTAGTGTTGATAATAAAATTTCTTTCATTAATTGTATTCTTTTCTTGACCAAATTTGTTTTTTATATCCATCAGTTAGAAATCTACGAACAGAATACCATGTTTTTTTATTATATAATTCATCATATTTACCCTGCTCAGAATTCCAAATATCTCTTTTAATAAATAACATTTGATATATAGGAGTTCCTGCTGGTATTAAGCCAGAAAATCCTTTTTTAAGTACAAAGGGTATTGGGCCAGTCATTGGCCAACCGTCAGTATCAATAATTCCATTATGTGTTATAAAAGGTAAATCAAATCTATTTGCTGGATGAAAATAAAAAGTGCTATAGCCAGGAGGAGTTTTTGGTTCCCAAAAAGTATTCCAATGAAACTCTGTTTTATAATATCCAGGAAAATGTGGCATTGAGTTTGAAGACTTATGATCTTCTAGTCTTGTAGATAATGGTCTAAAATCTCCAAACCACCTATAACTAATTGCTGGATCATCTTCTTCTGTGTTGCATTCAACATAAACATCGCATGCAAGTTCTTGAGTATATCCAGAAGTTAATGAATCTATAAATGGCATACACTTTTTTGCAGTATAGTCAATACCTGAACCATCAATCTTTTTTACTTCAATTGGCATAGATTTAAACCAGTTTGGTACATATTTTTTACTTGGTTGTGGCCTAGGAATACAAATTTCTGTATCTTTGTCGCTTGGTATAAAAACTACTTCGTTATTTTTTATTTTCATTTTGTATTCTTTTCTGGTAACAGGGCTAAAAGTTTTTCTGAATAAGAGTTCAAACCTTTATTCCTTAGTTCATCCGAAACTTCTTTAATAGTTTTTTGCGAAGTTTCAATATACTCAAAAGCCCAATCTCTTGAATCAGAAAGAAATTTAATAAAATTTTCTTTGTGTATTGAATCATCTGAAATTCCAGCATCGTTCTTTATTCTATTTGTCAATTCTTCAAGCGCTGCATTTTTTATAAAAAGTTCAGCCATTAAAATATTAGATTTTTTAAATCTGTTAAGGGTAACCCAGTATGCTAAACAAAAAGAAAAGGATAGGGTAGCAAAAAATATAATAAGCATCATTTCCATAATATCTATTGTACACGAGCCTCTCTATATCCATTTAAAACTTTTATCATTTCTCCATGATTCATTGATGTTTCGGATAACATTTTTTGATTATTTTTTACATCATTAAAAAATTCATCATATTTAAACCACTCATTTTGCTCAAAAGCATTATTAATTGTGTTAAAATTTATTAAATCTAATCCATAACAAACATCAAACCAACTTTGTAAGGAAAATCCACGATCATCTGTTATAGAAGAAAACTCATTAAATGTTGGAATAGATGATTCCCATCTAGCAAATACTTCTTTTATTGAATTAGGCACATTTTCGGTGTAATGTTTCCAAAAATCTGTATCATTTCTTTTACCCATATAATGTAAAAAAATAAAATCTGCAGTTTGTTCCCACCACTCACAAAATCTTGAATTATAATATTTTCTTGCATTTTCAGAATTATTAAATAACTGAGAAACATCAGATAGCAATATCTGTAAAAAATACACAGATGTCCAAATTGAGGTTGCTTCCAGTGGTTCTAAAAATCCAGAGGATAAACCTACTGCAAGACAATTTTTTGTCCATGGACTTTTGTAATATCCAGGAACAAAAGAAAAAGATCTTGGTGATTCAACAGAAAATCCTAAATAATTATCAAGTTCTTTTTTAGCATCTTCGTATGAAACTAATCTTGAGTTATAAACATAACCGCAACCATATCTTTCTTGTAATGGGATTTTCCATATCCATCCATATTTCATTGCAATTGATTCTGTATATGGTGGTAAATTGCTTTCTTTTTCTTTTGGTAAAAAAAATGGAATTGCTGCATTTGTTGTTAATTTATTAGATAAATCTTTCCACTCACCACTATAGTGTTTCCCAATAATTATTCTACTAAAACCAGAACAATCAAAAACAAAGTCAGTTTTTATTTTTAAAGAATTTTCTAAAATAACGGCAGATATATCATTGTTCTTATCTGTATCTATTCTAGAAACCTTTCCCTCTATTCTTTGAATTCCACGCTCAATTCCTTTTTGTTTTAAAAAATTTGCAAGTTTTCTTGCATCAAAATGAACTGCAAAATTTGCTAACTGATCATAATTAAAAATTGCATTATCTGTTTTTTTATTTTCAACATATGTGAATGGAACTTTTCTTTTTTCACTTATAATTGATGAATAATCTGATTCTTTTTTATCTATTTTATGATATGCTGTCATTAAATAATACAAACTGCTTTGATTAAAGGTTTGATTAAAACTATTTTTTAAATTAGGAGATATTGATGGTACTTGTGATCCAAAATTATGATAGTAGTAATCTTTTTTAGGTGTCCAATTAGTAAACTTAATCCCATTTTTAATTGTGCAACCAGTATTTTCTATAAGATCTATTAATGGAATTCCCAACCAATCCATAATGTCAACAAAATTTGGAGTTGTGCCTTCTCCAGCACCAAGAATTCCTATTTCCTCTGATTCTACTAAAGAAACATTAAAACTTGGCATTTTTCTTTTTACCATAAGTGCAGTAATCCAGCCAGCGGTTCCGCCACCAACTACTAAGATATTTTTCATTTTTTAATTATACCCTATACGACTATCTTTTAATAACATGGGTTGCCCAATAATATAAACACTTATCACAACAAGGTTTGTTGTATTCGCTATCAATATCTCTATAAAATTTAGCATAGTAAATACGATCTTTACGATAAAGGTTAGCCCTATGGGTAATATTAATTCTATTTAAATGTGGGCCAGACGAGTTAGCCCAGAATGGCTTATTAGTACCCCATATAGGGCCACAAAGGTCTTCTAAGGCGTCTATATTGGCTTCATTCTTGTCTGTCTTTATACCCCTTGACTTAGCCTCTGAAATCATAGTTTTAGCATATGTTCTTAATGAATACTCTGCATTTTTCCACATTAATACTGCAGGATGATTTCTCCATGCACCTGAAGGTGACTGGCCAGACAATACCTTAAGTATTTGGTATGCTTCAAGTATTTGTTTATTTAAACGTTTATTGTCTAAAGATTCTGCAGATTCTGCATAATTTTGAAATGGTAAAAATGTTTGCATTAATCTTCTTCTATATTAAAAATATCTAAATCGGACATTTTTTTGAAATTAGAGGCTGCCCAAAGAGATATGGCAGTTAAGAAAGATAATACTATTAATACTAATACCTTTGTTTTCTTTTTCATATTGCTATCATTGCTCCACATCTTGTACATGCATTATAACTTTTTCCAGTAACTGGACACGCTCCAGCAGCAACAAACGCATGTTTTTTAAACTTACAAACAATAAGTTTAAATAATTGACTAATCATTTAACTGCCTCTCTAGTTATTAAAACAATTGCTCCGCAATCTTCTAATGCTTTTTTTAATTTTACAACATATTGAAGTGCTGATATTTTATCATCATGCCCCATATGTAAAAATTTTACTTCATCTAATTTTACCGTAAGGAAATGCTCATTGTCAATAATCTCTACACCAAATCCTTTGGGTGGTGTAATTAAGTGCACGGCCTTACGCATAGAGTCTGTATACATTATTTATATTCTTTTCTATGCCAGTAATTATTTTTATATGATCTTTTTATTGTAGAAAAAACTTTTTGTTGATTTAAAAATGCATTTTTAGCATCATATTTACCATGTTCTTTTTTCCAATATTCACGTTTTATGGGTATTATTTGTGTAATTGGAGTTCCTTTTTCAATAATTCCTGTAAAACTATTTTTAATAAAAAATGGAAAGTGAACACTTCCAGTCCACATGTCACAATCAACTATTCCAGTAATTGTTAAAAATGGAAGATCAAATCTATTTATTGGACTTAAAAACATTAAAGAATAATCTTTTGGTAATTTAATATTAAACTGATTATGCCATTTATAAACAAATGGAGAATACCCTTCTGGACATGGCAAACCTTCCCATTGATCCGAACTGTGTTCTGTAATAATTTTTCTTTCAGTTCTCCACATGATATATGGCAAATTATTTTCTCTTTTTATTACTTCTATATCTGCTGTTAAATGCATCATGTACCCAGCAGTTATAGCATCAAAAAATGGAGTACATTTTTTATACGTAGAAGTTGTTGCACTTGGATTGCTAACTAAAAGTTCAGAATTTGTGCCAGGCATTTGGCTAGCAGATTTTCTGTACCATTCTGGAATAAATTCAGAAGATGGCCTTATATTAAAGAAATGATCTGCCCCCTCCTCTATTGGAGTTATTAAAAATTTTTTACTCATTGTTGCTCCATTGTCAAAGATTGCCAGGTTTCAGACCAATCTTTTTTAGTTTTATGCTTATTAAACTCTCTTGAAACTTCTCCACCTTCTAAATAAACACCGCCCCAAACTCCCCATTCTTTTCCTGAAACGCCATTAGCAAAACAAACTTTCCTAACTGGACACTGCTTACAGAGTGCATCAACATTTTGTCTAGAGTTTTCTTGATCTTCATATTTATCAAAATAAATATTTGTATCAAGGCCTAAACATAAGGCTTGATCTTTCCACAAATGCTGTCTCAAGATTAATCCTTATACTTATTTGGTATGTCCCAGCCAATACGAGTAGGCTTATAAACTCTATGCAAATACCACTTATCTTTTATTCTAATTCCCAATGGAGAAGTTTTTGCTACATCAGAATCTTTTAAATCAATAACATCCCAACCTTGCCAAATTAAGTTTTTGTTTTTGCTTACAATTTTTTCCATAGTGTTTAAACTTTTAATAATCATTTTTCTCCTAATATTTAAAAAGACCAACATCAATGTTATTTGCTTCTGCAGTTAAAACCAACTTTGATTTTGGCTCTTTTGGACTACTTAAAAAAGCAAAATAATTAACTTGATCTATATTTTCATTTAACCAAGCAGGCGCTACATTATAAAATTTAATCTTTTTGCCTCTTGCTTTCATGCCACGCTCTGACAAATTAGAAAATTCTGAAACAAAATTATTTATTTTTAATGGTCCAGCAGAATAAATAATAAACTCATTGTCTTCATCTTTCATTCCAGACAGAGCAACACTCATAGCACGTAAGAATACGTTATATTCGCTAAACTCTTTTGTTCCCTGCACTGCCACTATCATTTGGTCCTACCCCTTGTTTTAAGTCATCAAGTATTGATAACATTTTATTTAATTCTTTTGTTGGCATATTCTCAATATCTAATGTCTTTATTGTTTCTTCATCTACTCTGCCACTTATGGCATTAGCAGTATAAAAAACATTGTTCAATATCCAATACGCTTTTCCTTCTGTTATCACTACCTTTAACATATTTTTTTGAATATGTTTTTCAGATTGTGTTATAACTTTAGGTTTATCAAATACTTGTTTTGGAACAATATCTTTAACTATTTCATAAATATAACTTTGTTTATACTTATGTTTTTTTAAAAACATCATTCGTTTTTTGTTTGATATTTTAATTATAGACCAAGAAGCAAGCAATGTCAAGCCTATAATTAATAAATATTTCATTTATTTAGTTTTTTTCTCTGGCTGCTTATTTAAAGTTAAAATTATTGAATTAAGTTTATTAATTTCAAGTTGTAATTTTAATGACTCTAATTCTGTGTCAGATAGTTTTTGCTTATAAAATGTAATTAATTGTATTAATTCATTTTTTTCTAAATTATCCATATACCCCCCTTACTTTCTTAGATCAAACGCAGTCCCCTGCCAAACCTTTTCTACCTGTTTCTTTTCTCTTTCAACAATAGCACGGCTCCATGCAAACCCTGCATCTCCGCCCCATGCATCCCACATAATACGACCATTGGATGGAAACTCTGGGCCATCGTAAAATCCTTTACCCTTTTTGTCTACTTCGTGACGAGAAAAAAATGAATACATACGTTTAACAGTACTTAAAGACATTGCTCTACCAGCAACTATATCTGTTGCTCTACCCCAACCTACAGGAGTTCCTGCACCAGTTGCTTTACCATCTTCTTTCCATTTTAATGCACGTCTAGCAGCAGCCTTCATGCCAGCATTAGGCGTATATGTATCAGCCATTTTCGTTTACCCTGCTTTTTTCATAAGATCTACCCCAAAAAAATGAACCAATCATTAACAAACCTATTGCTAATGAATGCAAAAAATAAAATGTATTCATTTTGATTTTTTCTTTTCTTGTTTAGCAACACGCTTTTCTTTAAGAGTCATTTTTGGCTCTTTCTTTTTATTAGCGTTACCTTTTTGTTCTTTATTTGCCATTAGTTACCCCCATTTTTGTTTTTGGATATGGACCAAGATCTGCTTTAACAGTCCCGTCTTTTCTTAAACGAACAACCCTTCCATTTTTTATTTGTGTAGGATTAAAAGCACTTGCTTTTCTTTTTGGCATTATTTAACTAATCCCTTCGGATCAAATGATCCATTCCAAATAGTTTTTGTGGTAGATTGTGATTCTGATTTATATGTTCCGCCACGTCGCTTGTATTCTTGAACTACCCAAGAATTTGCAACTGCAGATGGATATACATCAAACTTATCTTTTGCTGCTTGAACAACTGTTGCATAAAGTTTTGGATTTGAAGGTGTTGATCCACCAGAACGTGGTTGAATCATTTCACCATAGTTAGGCTTTTTTGCTTTTTCCATTTCATCTTCCATTTCTTCTGATTTTCCAACTGGAACGCAATTAGGGACCATGCGCCCACCCTTATCTTTCATTCCACGCTGAGTATATCCAACCCAACATTTCTTTTCAATATTACTCCACTTATCCATATCTTCGTCATCTGAATAATAATCTTCTGACTTTCCAATTGATGAATCATACATTGCTATAGCAACCTCTGAATCCATATTGTGATTGTTTATGTCTGCAACAGTTGCATCCTTGTACATCATCCCAATACTATAGGCTGTTGGTTCCCACTTGCCATCTTTTTCTTTATAAATTCTAACAGACATTGCTGGGTTTTCTGGTGGCATTGACTCAAGGGCATACTCTGATCCAGGGGTACCTAGTGTTCCACCCTCAACCATAATGTGCTCTACAACGCCATGCACAACACCCTCAGATGTCATGCCCATAACAAAGTCGCCTTCTTTTATCATATACCGATTATATCAGACTTTAGTTATTTGGATGCTTACCAGACAGCCTTTTGAGTTCTTCAATAGACCATTTTTCACGTTTGTTTAATTTAGATATTTCTGCCTCATCAAATGACTTTGAGGCCAGGGTAACTATTGGATCTTTGGATAATAGATCTATATCCACATACCCTCTCTCCCACAAAGAAAGTATTTCAGAGTTTACAGAGTTTATATGGTCATTATATAATTCTGGCATTAGTTCTTTAATTTTTGGAGTAAAGGCATATAACAATGATCCATCTTCAGAGTCAATGCCCGCAACCTCTAAACCACCTTCAAGAATAAGTTTTTCAATTATCTTGTCTTCTTCTTTATCCATTGATAAACTCTTCTATTTGCTCTTTAGTTTTTGCACCATTCATACGTTTTATTTCTTTGCTATCTTCAATTAATATAAAAGTAGGTATTGCTTTAATTTCAAACTTTCTACAAAGTTCTCCATTATCGTCAGCATCTATGAATTGAATTTTAATTACATTATCTTTATTAAATTCTTCAGCAATAGGTCTAGTACGCTTGCATGGATTGCACCACTCCGCTGTAAAATAAAGTATATGTTTCATTACTTGCCAGACTTTGCTCTAGCCTTTTTTAATACTTCAAAATCTTTAATCTTAGTTTCCCCAAGATATCCCCAAGCATATCCATCGTTAATCATCTTATTATTAATTGATTCAGACTCTCCGTTAATATAAATCCAGCCAAGAATACGTCCATATTTTTCAGATGAGTTCATTTTTTCTGTACGAATAACTACAGACTTTGCATCCTTAAGTTGTTTCTTTAAATATTCTTTAGATTCAAGACCAAGAACTTTTTCAGCCTTATCTGTTGTACGTGACTCTGGCGTATCAATGCCAGCCAAACGAACACGGGATGAAAATAAAATATCAAAACCTAAATCAATAATTACATCAATGGTATCTCCATCAACAACATTTTTTACTTCTTTTACAAAATACTCATACATGTTATTTCCCTGACTTTTCTAGTAATTAATATATTATAACACTTCTATTAAGACTTGCATTTGACATACAGCAATATATTTATAGTTTATGTTATTTTTTTTACAATATTCTTGCCATGCTTTAAATTCACAATTTTCCCAACCATGAAAACCAAAATATTCATCAAACAAAATAAGAGTTCCAGGGACAATCCTGCTTGGTCCAATTTCATTAAGTACAGTCAATGTGGACTCATAAGTATCACAATCTATATTAATTAATGAAAATACACCTTTATTGTTATTTAACCATTTTGGCAAACTTTCAGAAAAAGATCCTTTGACCAAACAAACATTTTCATCTACATTTGGAATAACTCCATTTTGATCAAAACTTCCTTTATAATG